TAGAGGAGCTTTGTAGGTGTGGCCTAAATGCTAAGCCATCAAACAAAGATGTGACTGAAGGGATTAAAAAGATTAAAAGCACTCCGATGTTTGTGACTGAGCAAAGCCAAAACCTTATTAAGGAGCTTAGAAACTATAAGTGGAAAACAGATAGGAATGGTAAGAAATTGGATGAGCCAGTAAAATTTAACGACCACTTGACCGACTCTCTTAGATACGCAGTATACACAAAATTAAATGCGCCTCAGCTAACCTGGGGCATGATATAACATGGGTATAATAGATAAGTTTATTGATGGGTACATGAAGAGGAAAGGCATTAATCCTTATCCAACCACTCAGCCAAAGATACAAGGTATAAATAGCGCAGTATTGCAGCAATATGGAGCGGATAGCTATGTAAGCGAAGGCTATCTATCCAATAGTGATGTTTATGCTATTGTGTCTTTTTTGGCCAGAAAGGCTGCATCTATCCCTTGGTATGTCTATAAGATGAAGCCAGGTGCAAAGGCACAGACATCGTTGCATCAATACAAGCAACTCACTAAAGGCTTGGCTAACAAAGGGGCATTTGAGCAAGCGCTTATAAAGCGTAAAAATGCTTATGAGGAGAATATCGTGATGGGCTCACCTCTTGCCAAGCTTTTGGAGCAACCTAACCCAAATCAAGCACAAGACCAATTTTTTGAGAATCTTTATGGTTATCGCATACTTTCTGGAGAGGGCAACATCTATGGCAATGATGGTGGAATTGACGGCGCAAAGTTCGTTGAGCTTAACGTGTTACCCACCCAATTCTTGGACATCTACCCTGACCCTAAAGACTTGTATGGAATCTTGGGCTACAAGCTCATGGTAGGTGCTGGCATTGATCTACCCAAAGACCAAGTGTGCCAATGGAAGAGCTGGAATCCTGAGTTTAACGCAGATACAAGGACTCATCTTAGAGGATTGTCACCTTTACGCCCAGGCTTCAAGCTTTTGAGGATGAGTAACAACGCAGCTGATGCGAGTGCAGCTATGACTGCCAATGGAGGCGCCAAGGGTGCTATTGTGCCCAGGGCGGTGAATAACTCTATCCCATCACTCACCCCAGAGCAAGCATCACTTGTGCAAAGGATGGTGAACGATAGGGTAAACAACAAAGACCAAAAGGGTGCCATTGGTGTATTCCAAACACCTTGGGACTATCTAAACTTTGGCCTTAGCTCTGTAGATATGGAGCTGGTTAAAACTATGCAAATGACGCTCCACCAATGGTGTAGACTCTTTGGCTTGCCTGTTGTCTTGTTTGACACAGACTCAAGCTCATATAACAACTACTCAAACGCAATGCGTGACCTCATCACCAATACCATCATGCCTCTTAATTGTCAGTTGAGGGATGAGCTTAACAAGTGGTTGGTGCCAAGGTTTGGTGAGGATGTTTACATTGACTTTGACATCTCTGCTTTGCCAGAGCTCCAAAAGGATATGGAGCAAATGGTGAACCAGTTAAGGATGGCCGATTGGTTGACATTTGATGAGAAGCGTGAGGCAATGAACTATGAGAGAATGGGTGGAGCTTATGCCTTTAGCTATGTCAATCAAGGGCTTTTGCCTTTGGAGCAAATTAATATGGATTTAACCATACCAAATGACCAAAACGGAGATATGGATAATGGTAATGGCCAAATATCCTAAGACAGAGAGCGAGAGGACTTGTTTGATAGAGAAGAGGATGATGAATGATGTGAGGCGAGCTTATGCCAAACGATTAGAAAATGAATGCAAAGCAACGGAGGGAATATTGGAGAAAAGTGGAGAGGCTTAGGGCGCAATTAGATACTAAGTATTTTAATGCGACCAAGGACTCAATCCTCAAACAATTCAAGCGCTTTGCTAAAGATATTGAGGTGTATGGGTTAGATGGTGCGAGGTCAAGGTTAGGACTTGATTTGTGGGAGAAGGAGTTAATTAAGGTCTTTGAGAGTTTATACAAAGAGGCGGCTGTCTTGTTTGGCAATGCCACATATAGGGCGGTAAAGATAGAGGCAAACCAAAAAGGTGAGACCTTTGGCTTTAATAGAGAATGGACTGCGGCACTCCTTGACTTTTTGATGAAGCAAGGTTTTGTGTTGGTGGCAGACATAACAAAGACCACAAAAGACAAACTTTTAGCCATTGTGAGCAAAGGTGTAGAGGATGGGCTTGGAGTGGATGAGATTGTGAAATTGATACTTACTGATGAGCAATTAGCTTATGCTGCGTTTAGAGCAAGGAGGATAGTAAGAACAGAGGTGATGAGAGCCTCTAATATGGCGGCGATGAAAGGCGCAGAGGCACACGGCTTTGAGGTAGACAAAATGTGGATTAGTGCGAGAGACAATAGGACAAGGCGCATACCAGAAGATGAGTTTGACCATTGGGAGATGGATGGGGTGGTAGTGCCATTTAACGAGCCTTTCACTTCAACTGGGAAAAAGGGAGAGCCTGTGGTCGCAATGCAACCAGGGGACCTTCAAGCCCCCGCTGGTTTTACTATAAATTGTAGATGCACAGTTGGATTTATACCAAAGCGAGATGCAAATGGAAACCTTATTTTTAAACCAAGGCTAAACGTAGCCACAATAGAGTAATATATGCCAGTAGAAAGTTGCGGAAATGGGAGGTGGAGGATTGGAGATGGTGAATGTATGTACACAAGCGAAGAGAGTGCCAATAGAGCTTATAGGGCTTATTTGGCTCAAGAGGAGGCAGATGAGGCTAATGAGTACAAGGAGGAGACATATAACGATTACCCAGAGGCGGCCACAAATAACGCAAAGCGAGCATTAAAATATAAAGAGGAGAATGGGAGTAATTGCGGAACTGATGTAGGGTGGACAAGGGCAAGGCAGCTGGCTAACCGCGAGCGTTTGAGCCGCGACACTATTGCTCGCATGGCCTCATTTAAGCGCCATCAACAGCACAAAGATGTGCCATATAGTGAAGGGTGCGGTGGTTTGATGTGGGACGCTTGGGGCGGAGATGCTGGGATTGAGTGGGCCATAAGAAAACTTGACCAAATTGACAAAAAAAGTATTAATTTAGATAATCAAAGTAGAATGATATACAATTATAAACATCAAAGCTTAGAGGTTAAGGACATTGACCAAAAGCAAGGCATCGTGAGTGGGTACTTTAGCGCATTTGGTATGGTTGACTCCGATGGTGACATAATGATGCCAGGCGCATTTAAACGCTCTATCCAAGATTGGGGGCCAGATGCCAAGGGTAGAATTAAGCACCTCCTCAACCATGACCCATCAAAGCCATTGGGCAAGATTGTTGAGCTAAAGGAGGACAACTATGGTCTTTTTTACCGCTCTCAAGTAGGTAAGCATAACTTAGGCCAAGACTTTATAAAGATGGTGGAAAGTGGCCTCATCGCCGAGCATTCCATTGGCTTTAGAACGCTTAGGGAGCAAAAGAATGACTCCGCTAACGAGATACACGAGGTGATGCTTTTTGAGGGCTCAAGCCTCACCGCTTGGGGTGCCAATGAGCACACCCCAATGCTTGGAATCAAGTCAATAAAAAATATTGATGAGATTAAGGAGCAAATACGTAATTTTGAAAAGTTCATTAGAAACAGCGATGTAACTGATGAGACAATAGAACTTTGCCTGATCAAGGTTAGGCAATTGGCACAAGCTGTAGAGCAAATGAGTAGCACAAAGGTCACCCATGAGGAGCCTGCGCAGCAAAAAGAAGAGAAACAGTTGGATGTGTCCTCACTCATTTCTATAATCAATAAAATCTAAAAAAGTGGAAAATTTGAAACAATTTGAAGAGGCTCTGGCCTCAAAGCTGGCCGAGCAAAAGGCCGAGGTTGTAGCCGCTACCGAGAAAGCCGCTAAGCAATTTGAGTCTCGTGTTGAGCAAATCAACGAGCAAATGGTTAAGGCTAACAAGACCGCAGAGGAGGCTATCTCCGAGGTTAAGGAAGCTAAGGCCGCCTTTGGTAAGCTCCAAGCTAAGAGCGAGCAAAAAGTAGCAACCTCTTATGCTGAGCACATCAATAGCATCAAATCCGAAATTGGCGCTGCTATTGAGAAGGGCTGGCAGTCAATCAAAGACGCAGCACGCTCTAATGGTAAGGGCTTCTCTTATGAGATGGACATGAAGGCCGTTGGTACTATGACCATCGCTAACAACCTGACTGGTTCTGTTTACACCTCTTATGTAGACAACCCAGCCCTGAGGTCTTTTGTTAACCCACACCTTCGTAGTGTATTCAACATCATCCCAGTTTCTACAGGTTCTGTTTCTTTCCCTCGTGGCAATAGCCCTGTAGGTGAGGGTTCATTTGGTAAGCAAACAGAA